GTTTTAGATATTATCTTCTAAATTATCCAGGGATGCCTTTGTTTAGGGGTTGGGACCCCAATGGTATAGATCAAGGTGTAGGTTCAACACCTGTTGATAAGCCTTACAATTTTTGTTCTATGACATTGTTAAATTATCTTGCTCCAGCTTTTGTTTGTCAAAGAGGTAGCTTGCGTCACAAATGGTTGACTGCAGGTTCCAGGGATACTCAAGCGAACCCCCTATTGTCAGTCACTCGTCAAAAAGCGGGAAGTCCAACACAATTTTCCGAGGCTATTCGTGCCCTTGATCAAACTTTAGTTGGTACTAGACGTAAGGCATTACAGAACATGAAACGTTCTACTTTAAATGGTACTGCTATTACTCCTATATCATTAAATAATGTATTGGAAATTGAATTACCATATTATTCTATAGGACAAAGATTTAGACCAGGTAGATTTTTAGATATGTCTGGTACTGGAGATACACAAGCTGTTGAAGTTGCTTGTGAAACATCACAATGGGAAGGAGACCAAAATTTTCGTATCGACCATTTCACCAGTGTAGGTGAAGATTTTACGCTTGGTATGTTCGTGGGAGCTCCTATTCTATATGTGTATACTAACCCAATAGCATCTTAAATGGTGCTTGTTTGTATATATTTATGTTTGTATATATATATATTTTGTAGATTAACTGGGGCGTTAATTTGTTGTCATGTGGACGTAAAACACACTCCGTCATGTGGACGTTAAACACCATTAAGAACTAACATGTCTGACTTGTTAGTAGGATACCCTTCGGCGGTCGAAGGGGGGCACATAGTGATATGTGCCTGGATGAGACTGAATAACAGTCTTACATTTATTGCTTTGCGATAGAGAAGGTTTTGTAACAACCTCGTGTAAGACTGGAAGTCTTATTCGAGTTGTAAATTTTTACTTCTCTTGGATCGCAATTTATTAGATGTATGTCCGAATATTTTTGTTACATATAAATCGATCGTTTAGGTGTTTTTACCTAGCGTGATCGGTTTGTAATTCGGGCCGCTTACG